GGCGGCGCTGCGGTTGCCCGTGTTGGTGGCGGCGCTGCGGTTGCCCGTGTTGGTGGCGGCGCTGTAGTCGCCCGTGTTGGTGGCGGCGCTGCGGTTGCCCGTGTTGGTGGCGGCGCTGTAGTCGCCCGTGTTGGTGGCGGCGCTGCGGTTGCTCGTGTTGGTGGCGGCGCTGCGGTTGCCCGTCATTTCCTGTTGTTTCTGGGACCGGTCGATTTTATTTAAAATAAAATCGACCGATGCCTTGATCATATCAGCAATTTTGATCTCGGCTTTAATGGCGATATGCGAACTGGCAACCTTGCTGTCGTCTTCATGTTTTTCAACGGTTCCGGACTGTTCGACCAATGCGAAGCGCGATTGCGACGGATTGTAATAGCCAAATACATCGAGCGGATATTCGCATGCATGAAACCCATTCTCGCATGGTTTTACGGTTCCTTTATGCTCATAAGACTTGCCGACCTCGAACTGAAAATTGCGGCATTTTAAATCTTTATCGAAGCCCTTATAGGCGGTTATTTTTGTTTCTTCGGTCACGGAAACCTCTTAGGTGGGGTGAAATGGAGGGAACTGATCTGCTTACATACTTCCGATTAACCTCTGCGCTGCTTTCTTGTGTCGTGTGATGGCGGCCGTAAGAAGATCCCGTTGAGCCGCCATTTTCTTTATGCGCGCCATCAGTTCATCGAGAGATAATTCATCGATCGAACTATCGATGCTTTCTCCTTCGAATGCTGGTGTGCCCGCTTCGTCCCTAGTTTCACGGCGAAAAAACGAAGGAATTTCCATTTCCTTTTGATCTTCCGGTGTCATTCGTCCATCCCCATAGCCGCTTTGTAGAGGTCAAGTAATTCCTCTTGCTCACGGCGCTTTTCGATTTCGACTTTGCGAATGCGGATCAGTGAGCGCATTGTTTTTGTGTCGAAACCGGCGCCTTTGGCTTCGCTGTAAATCTCCTTCATATCCTCGGAGCAAGCCGCCCTATCCTCTTCAACTTTTTCGATGCGCTTGACGAATGAACGCAACCGTTCCGCAGCGACACCGCTGTTGTGACCGACAGATGGTTTTTCATTTTTGCTTGGAATGGCTGCTCCTCTAGAATGGGATTTCGTCGTCGATGTCTAATGTCGTCTGCGCCGCGGGCGCTGCTTTCGAATGGCCGCTTTTCTCCGTCTCTTCTTTGGTGCCGCTCAGCATGGTGATTTCGCCACGATAAGGACGAAGCGTTACCTCGGTTGAAAACCGATCTTGGCCGTCTTTGTCGACCCACTTGCGCGTTTCCAGCTGGCCTTCGACATAGACCTTCATTCCTTTGCGCAGATATTTTTCGACGATGTTATCGATCAGAGCTTCATTTAGGACCGATACGCGGTGCCATTCGGTACGTTCCTTTTTTTCTCCGGTCGCCTTGTCTTTCCAGCTTTCCGAAGTGGCGATCGAGAAACTGGCCACACGTCCGCCGTTTTGAAATGTCCTAATTTCAGGATCTTTGCCGATATTGCCGACGATAATTACTTTATTGACGCTGCTGGCCATATTGTTCCCTTTCATCACCAAGAATTTCATGCACGCGCGCTTCGAGATCGGCCTGGGCCGTGTTTGGCAGAATCTTCGTGAGGATCACTTCGACGGCGCGGTCGTACCACTGCTCGAAACTGGCCTGATCCATGGCGGCAAAGCTTATAGATTTTGGCCTAGCATACGGCATGCCCTCGATCGTTAGACCGGTATCAAATAATCCGGTCGCTACTTTCAAAGCATTCAGCAGTTCTTCCGTTGTCGGAAACGTTTTCTGGCTTTCGAATACGACCTGGAGCAATGCCCACAGCTTTCGATGGTGCTTTGGGTTACGCGGCCGGCGGATGCTGGCAGTGACCGTTTCCTTGCTCTTGATGTTGGCTATGGCTTCCGCGCTGATTGGATCAGCGGCGGCAAGGCGATTGCCTTCGCGAACTAGTAGGACTTCAAAAGGCATGATTATCTCACGTTGAGTTGAGGTCTTTGTTCGATAAGTACACCGTCGAGGGATCTTCCACCGTCGCGAATGAAAGCGTTGACCGCCTTCTGGAGCGCGTCGGTGGTGAAGTAGGCACGCAATTTATTAAGGTCGATTGCAGAGATATTTTGTATTTCGCCGATCCAAACCAATTTCTGTGAAGCCGTGGCGCAGTGCATCGATCTGGATTTGGCAAGCTGTGAAGGTGTCGCCGTATAGGCGTGATCCTCAATCCGATTGGCCATCGCCTCACTGCTCACGGCGGCATCCAAAAGATCATTTGCAGTGTCGCTTATGCCGGCCTGGGCATGGGCCTGAGCCTCTGCCGCCAAAGCTTCTGCGCGTTCGCGCTCCAGCCGAGCCTCTTCGATTTGGCGGGCGCGTTCTTCTTGCGCTCTCTTATCGAGGAACACATTTAATGGCTTGGCGAATGTCGAGCAGATTACCTCAAGCTCGACCTCAAGCCGTTTTTTCCATGCATCGACGATGCGGCCGCATTCCAGATAAGGTTTCTTGGTCGTGCTGTGGATGTCCGACACCAGGCGTATGATATTTTTCACCGCCTTAATTTCATCGGTGATGCGTCCGGCTTGCTGTTCGTCGGCAATCTCCGCCGGTGCCGGAGCAAATTTCATGCGGTGGCGTAGTTCCTTTTCCTTCTGCGCGAGAAGATCGATAAGGATTTCGGTTTCCGAAGGCGGGTTGTTGTGACCAATAGGAGCGATGATGTTCATTTTGCGGCTCCCGCTTCTTGATGCACAGATGCTTTTGCACCATTTTCGGCAGGTGAAGAAATTGGTCCTGCGGCGAATGTCGCGCGCTTTTCCTGCAAGATTTCCACGATGCGTGCGTGCCACTTGGGAAGCTGAACGACGAGCTTTGCCATCGTGGCCGCATAGCGCTTCACAACAGGTTCGAGTTTCTCGCTGGTGTCGCAAAGAGCGATTTCGGCAACATATTCTTCCGCAGTTTTTGTCAATTCTTTCTGAGCAGTTACTTCGCCGCTTTCGACGATTGTTTCTTCCTGAACGGCCACGTCAGCCTCGTCGTGGTCAAATCCGCCCTCCGGAACTTCCTCGGCCGGAGTTGTTTGCAAACCGGCATCCATCATGACAACGACGTGTGCGAACGCGCTTCGGCAGGCACGGCTTATAGCTCGGGTCTGCGCCATGGCGCGAATGGCATAGTCGGCACGCTTTGGCATAATCTCTTCAAACCAAATTTTCTCGCCTTTCTTCTTTCCCCACCTCCATCGCTTGGCGGTTCCGCCAAACCATGTAGGTTCATCTTCGCCGACAAACCCTTCGGCTTCGGCAATGATGGCTCCATCGCTCAAGCGCCTAACTTGGCCGGTGGCACGGAAACCGCCCTCCACCCGCTCAACATTTATGGATGACGCCGCGCAGCCGTGGGCAACGGCAATTGCTTGCCATCCTTCAACCCCGACATATTGACGGTTGCCAATCCTTTGGGCTTTTGCCGTCACTATTTTTTTGCACAACGTCGCGGCATCTGTCGCCGTGCGGTATAGCGCTTGCCCTTCTCCTTGCGATGGAACGATTTCGTTCGACATAACTGCTTCCTTTCCGTGCCAAGTTGACGTTTAAAATCTCAATGCGTGTCCTGTGATGCCGAAATAGAGCCAGCTGAGGTAGATCGGCGCGCCAAATATGGCGGCAGCGATGATAGTTTCTGTTACGTTGCGCATCATTGGACTGTCCTCGGGCCGTTGGTGGTCGCGTATTTGTTGAACGTGCGCTCAGAAAGCCAATGCGTGCATGTGTCGATAAGAAATTGGCTGTATTTCTCGCCGCAGAATTTGAGGGCATTCTCGGCATCAAGTACGCTCTGCACGGCCATGATGTTTTCATCCGCCATCATCATAAAAACGTGCTTCTCATAGTCCGGACAATGTGCCTGGCGCTCCACGGCTTTCATGGCTTCCTGCAGGCTTTTGCTGACAAGTGCGTTGCTCATGCGTGCACCAGAAGTTCGGGTTGCTTGGCGGCTTTATCGTTGAGTTGGTCTTGGAAATAAACGTCAAGCCGGACGATGCTTTTCTTCTTCGGATCGGAGATGAAGAGATTTTCACAATCCAGCGCGCCGCCCTCGATATAAGCTTCGAGAAACATGGCTTCACCTTCCTTCACTTCGTAATCGACCGCGACTTCTCCGTCGCAGAGAGTTAGTGTGGTTCCAGGCATTCTATTCCCCCCTGATCACGACGGCCGGCATGCGGCCACCGAGTTCTTCACGCTTGGCGGCAAGCAACCGGCGCAGATAAGACAGGCGACGAAGATTTTGATCTTTCTTTGTCTCAGCTGCCTCGGCTTGCTGCCGGTTGAAATTCATGCCGTTGCGGAACATTGTTATTTCCCCGCCATGGCTGCTTTTTGAAAAGCATTGGTGAGTTGCTTGGCATCCGCTTCGGCATGAACGGTGCTTTGCTCTTGGTTGCCGAAATGGATTTTGCCGCGCGAGATTTCGAAGGTCGTCTGCGAGAGAAGAAAACCGCAAGTCGCAAGCGTAAGAACCGATCCTATCGCGGCGCCCCTGATTTGATGTTTGATGGTCTTGAGCATGTTGGCCTCCTATCGTTTGGTAGGAGGACAGTATCTAAAAATAGATACTACGTCAATCTAAAAATAGATATTCCTGCGCAAGATTATTGCGTTTTTATTTGTGACCAAAAATTAAGCGACTTTAGGGGATTGTATTCCTACGGGCATAGGATCGGTATAGCCGACAAGTTTAACGCGCTTTAACCAGCGCTCGGCTTGGGGATTACGGCGCATGACCTCTTGCCAAGCCTCGCGCACGAAATCCGCGTGGGCGCCCAAATGCTGGGCCTGAAGCGGGCATTTCTTGCCCTTCACCAGCAGATCAACTTCGCCGGCCACAGGCTCAGCCGGGAAGAATGGGTAGGATTTGCAGTCTAGAGGTTTAAATCCGCCATCGCATGAGGCCGTATCTTTGGCCCTGCATATTGCCTTCTGGCCTCCGTTATAATCAGCATCGATGATTTTGAGATGTGCCGTGGACTGACCGGCCGATTTCGCCTCTTCCAATTCGCCGGGGTAAAGCACGATGTAATTGCCTTGCTGAAACTCACAGCAGATGTGGCCGCATCCGGCGCCGGCGCAACTCGATATTGTGCCGTCTTTATTCATCTTTTTTGCTCTTCTTAGGCAGCGGCCGCATTTGCGGCCACAGCATGTTGAAGATATTGCGCGCCGTCGTCGCGAAAGAGGTGTTGGTTACGATCATTATCTTTTTGCCGCCGGCAATCACTTGGGCGACTTTATTGCCGTAAATCACTTGCAAATCGTGGTTGAAATACTCGCTTGGGATCTGGCGATATTCATTGCGAGGCCAGCGCGTGAAGTCATTGCCCTCTTCGACCAGGCAGCGGAAATGAACACCGTTATTGCGTATCATCTGTTCCATATCGATTTCGTTGGGACGGGTCGCGCGATCATCACTGCAGAAAAATAAAACCTCGCCGCCCTTCTTTGTGGTTTGCAGCACATCATCCAGCATCCGCATATAGGCATTTTCGCCTTCGAGAATGCGCACCGTTTCGTCGGTCAGGCGCACGCCATTTGGCGAAAAATCGATGCCGTTATCGGTGAATACTTCGACGAGAATTTCGAGGGTTTTTTGATGGGGGCGCTGATCGGGATTACTTTCAATGCGCTTGATGCCATCGGTGGTGAGGCCGCTCTTTTTGGCCAACTCTTCTCTCGTCCAATCAAGAAAAGCCCGAGCGGCTCGGATTTGTGCGCCAGTGATCATTGCCCGTTTCCTGTAACAAAATACCTATATGAGACAGAACGTAGAATATCAATACCTGTATTCACTTTCAAGAAGAATAAATTTCTTGAAAATAGGTATTTTCAGACGTTATTTTACCATCTGTTAGGAAATTAAAGCTATTTTTTAGTCCATTGATTTAACAATTTTCAAAAGGAACGACATATGACGACGCTTGCTTTTTCAGATCTGGTTGCACGTTTTGGCGAGACCGAGGCCGTGCGTACGCTCGAAGCTATCGAGGCCTTGGTAATGTTTCAGGATAACGTGGAACGTTTGCGTTTGGCTCATGCCGAGCGCCTTGAAATGGCGATGCAAAAGTTAGAAACGATAAATTTCGCGGCCTAATATCTGAACTTTTGGTCGTGAGAGATCCGCTCAATTTGAAGGCGTGGGGCAATACAATCAGCCAGAATCGTATATATTGGGATTGGGCCATAAGTAGGGTTGGTTCTTTCTACCATGGCCAAGCATTCAGATTTTATTTTTTCTGATGCTTCACTCCACATGCTCACTAAAAAATTGTAATTGTATTGCTCTTGTCTAATGCATAAATTTTTTACTATAGAAATTGCCATTCCTGGATTATTGGGAGAGGCATCGGTATTTGCGCTTTTTTTTGCGCTTTCTTCGCAATAGCCGTCAACATCGTAGATAGGAATACTGTTGTTTTGCGCAGAGGACGGGACGGCGAAAAAGATAAATATCAAAAACAAAGTAACTTTTTTGCTCATTTTACCTGCGTTTTTATTAAGGTTCTGACAAGTCGAGTGAGGTGCTCAGCATTGATAGTTTCGCCGCGCTCACGACTTTCTTTGATCCAATCCTGCGTGCCCTTGCGTAGAAAATTCAATATTTTTTCGGATGGCTTTTCTCTTCCGACTTCGGCCCGGATGGCTAATTCGACAAGTGTTTCATCGTCATTATTGTGAAATTTTGAGCCTTTTGTATTGCTTCCGGTGAGTAAATATTCAATGGAAACGCCCATCTCTTCGGCAAGCTGAGAAAGACTGCCAAAGTTATGGGTTTTCCCATAAAGAAAATTCCACAATGTGGAATAAGAGGTACCTATTTTTTTGGCGACGGATTCGACCTTAAGGTCTAGTTGCTCAAATTTTTGGGCAGCCCTTTGTTTTGTTTCGGTATCAACTTTCATAAAACTTCTTTAACTAAAATTAGATACAGAGTCTTAATCTAAAAATAGATTGACAGTCCATCTAAAAATAGATAGATTGTTCTCTTATGAACAAATCCCTCCAAAAAGCAATCGATGCCGTCGAAGGCCAGGAGAACCTGGCTTCTGCAATTGGATGCAGTCAAAGCATGATTTCTTATTGGCTGCATAAAGCGAAAAAAGGAGTTCCATCCGAATATTGCCTTCCGATCGAGCAGGCCACCTCTGGAAAAATTCGCCGAGAGCAACTGCGTCCCGACGTTTTCGGGGTGGCGCAATGAAGACACCATTTCTCCCGGCCGATCCAGACTCCGGCCAAGAGAGCGGCGCTGGGGTCTTAAGCCTCCTAGCTTTAGGCTCCGGCGCCATGTTTTGCGAGGCCGCGCAATGAGCTATTGCGGCGATCTGTTCCTAGACTGGCCGCAGCGCATGCGCAGTTATCCTGCGCATGCCGGTTGCAAGGACGACGACACCGGCCGACGCGCGGCTGCAAAAATCACTTCCTCCGGAAAAAAACAGACGCTTGAGGACAGGGTTTTTTCTCTTTTCCTGCAGCGCAGCGATTGGACTCCTGATGAGGTTGCTGAGCGCCTCGGCCTTCATCCTGGCGATATTCGACCTCGTTTTTCTGAACTGTGCCTTCCCAAGTTTAATTCCCGCCGAGAAATAGTACGCCCAGCCCTTCTATTCAAAACATCCGAGACCCGCGAAAGCAGTCGTCAGAATCCGCAGAACGTTTACCGCCGCATCTAACTCCAGAACTGAGAGGATCAATGAAAAATATATCCGTGAAACAGGACGAAAAAGAACCTGTTCCAGTTGAGGTTTTGGCGACCAGCATTCGCGAAATTTCCGCTTCCATGAAACGTTTGCGCCGAGGACCATTGGGAGAGAATGCATTGCTGCTTCTTATCCATCAAAATACTAAAGCAACAGGTCCGAAGTATCGCGCAAAGACGAAGCCAACTATTAAGGAAATCAAGTCCGTTCTGGACAGCATCGAAAGCCTCGAAAAGACTTACATACGATAACCCCGACCAGGAGGAAATTTAGCGAAGGTGCGGTGTGGCGATGCTCCACACGGGTTAAACGACGGGATCGGTCAATGTGATCTGGCTTGGGCCAGCACAGCGACCCAAGCGCCAAAGCAGCCGTAAATCGCTCCGTTGGATGGCTGACCACGAGGCAGTAGGCGACCTGCCACCTTCACTAAGTTTCCTTGCAACCATTAACCCCGCGTTTTTTTCTCATCCGTATAAGGAAAGTATAAATGCCTCGTCGTCATATCGAGCGGGATCTGCAACGCGCGGTCATGAATTATTTCAAGGTGTGCTGTCCGCGCGCAATCGCGGTTCACATACCGAACGGCGGCGCGCGCCGTCCCATTGAGGCGGCAATACTAAAAACCATGGGCGTTGTGCCAGGCGTTCCCGACCTCCTCGTCATGTGGCCACCGCGCAATTTCGCCTTCATCGAATTGAAGGCGCCCGGAAGCGCCAATCGATTATCCGAAGCGCAAAAAGAATTTCATTCCCGCCTGGTGTCTATCGATGCGCTTAACGTCGTAGCGACCAGCATCGATGAAGTCCGCGCGGCTGTGCGCGCATGGGGAATACCGAGTAACGATCGGTGGACCGCATGATCACTGCATTGCTGATGATCTCTGCCGGATGTTTATACGGTGCCGTCAATGTTATCGGCGTTTCAAAGAAAATTGACCGGTTTCTAAATTATTTTGAGGTGCGCACATGAATATCCACTATTACCAGCACTATATCGACGCATGGCGCCGCGACACGGCGCACCTGACGTTGGAAGAGCGCGGCGCTTATCGTGAATTGCTTGACGCGTTCTATTTTATGGGCGGCCGTCTGCCGTCAAATATAGACCAAGTGTGCCGCATTATTGGTGTGCAAACGCAGAGCGAACGCAAAGCGATCGCACGGGTCTTGAAGCACTTTTTTGAAGAAAAAGACGGATTTTTTTCGCAAAAACGCGCGCAAAAGGAACTTCAAAAGATAAGCGACAGGAGTGAGAAAGCATCCAAGTCTGCGCAGGCTAAGCATAAGAAAAATAACGATACACCTACTGCGAACGCACATGCGAACGCTGAGCGAACGGAGGTGCGAACGCAGAGCGAAGGCACATGCGAACGCTCTGCTATCCAATATCTAATAACTAATAACAATAAAAAAGATATAGATCCCCCCAACCCCCCTTCCGATGAATTTTCCGAAAAACAGGAAATTAAACTTGCGTTCGAATACTGGAACGAGACAGCTGGGGGATGCGGACTGGCGAAAATCGAAAAACTTACGGATCAGCGCCGCGTCAAGTTGCGCGCGCGCTTGAGGGATTGTGGCGGAATTGGAGGATGGCGAGATGCGATTAATAAAATCCAGAAAAGCGCCTTTTTGCTCGGGTATAATGCTCGCGGATGGCGCGCTGATTTCGATTTTGTGCTGCAAGAAAAATCCTTCAACAAACTTCGCGAGGGCAGTTATTCGGACAAGGACGAGGCCGCGGCGCAAAACGGCGCTGGAGGCGTATCTTCGCGGATCCTGGCTGGCATAAAAATCGATCCAGCTATTCTTGCCACGCTCCGCCGGCATCCAAGCTTCACGGATCAGGCAATCACGCGCTGGATCGCACCATGCCGAATTGAACATGATCGCATCGTCGCTCCGTCGGCATTCCACGCGGAATGGTTGGAAAGAAATTTCTCATCAGCGCTGATCTCCGTTTTCGGACAAGAATTTAAGATTGAAGTGGGGGCGCAAGCTTGAGTGAAAATGTTGCACATGAAACATCGGAGACGGAAAAAATTTGTTCCAAGTGCAAGGAACGTCCAGCGCGCAAGGATCAATGCTGGTGCAACGTGTGTCACGCGGCTTACATGCGGGATTATCGACCCAGACGTGAGAGAGAAAAAGTTGCTCGTGCTTTAGAGATTGTCGCGAAAAACATCAGGGAAGGGAACATATGAACCAAACTGTTCGCAAAGCACCGGCCAAGGAAAACCTAGCCGAAGTCGATATTCTCAACGGCCAGGAGAAAGCCGATCTCATTCGTGATACGGACCCGGATGGCCTGATCGTTGAGCACCGCATTAAGCGCGGCAATTACGTGCATGAACGTCTTTACAACAACGGTAAGGGATCTCTGGAGAAAGAGCTTTATCTCGCGGCCGAAAATTTCCGTATGAACTTCGAGCGCGGTCATATGGCCGGACAGTTTGCCAAGCTGAATATGTTCCGAGCCAAAGTATCGCGTTTTGAAATAACCGATAACGTCGTGGCGGCGCGCACCAACGTAATCCGTGCGCTTGATCAGCTGGGCCACAACAAAGATGGATCACTTAACCTCAGCAGCAGCATAGTTTGGTTCGTGGTGGGAGAGGGGCATTCGCTGGAGGAATGGACGACGCGCATTCGCTGGAATGGCAAGCCCATGGACAGCAAGAAAGCCACCGGCGTTCTCATCGCTGTTCTTGAGCGCTTGGCGCTGCATTACGGCCTTATCCAAGTTAGCGCCATCAAGGACCGCGTGGGCCGCAGCGGGTTCAAGCATGGCGTTCAGCATGTTTACGACTTCATCAAGGTATATTGCGCCGGCGCGCCGCCGGCCGATCAGGCCGTGCATAAAAAACTGACCGGAGAAATTGAAAAGCGCATGTCGAAGTTCTTGGAGCAGCCTCAATGACGGAATATTATTCGCGCCAAGGATTTATCAATTCCGAGGGAAAAAGAGAAATTCCAACAGCGCGTTATCTGGCTGGCGCTAAAACTAAAGAAGAATTACAGAAAATCCTAAAAGAGGCTGAAAATGACGGATACATAAGCGTAAGTGAAATAGAGCAAAGAGGAAATTCATTTTATTGTTGGGTCGAAGGACCAGATAAGGGTTTTCTGTGATGCCTGAACAAAAAAACACTCAGCCACTGATCGCTCTAACGGGCGCGCGCACGGTTGAAATTCTCCAGCAAGCGCTCGTTGCTTATGCGAAAGAAGGCTGGAAACCAATGGGACAGATTATTCGAGTTCCAATCGTGAATGGTCTCGCGCGGAAGGTCGATGAAGTTGCCGTTTGTTACGTCGCGTACGCGCCGGCATTACCTGAAAACATTTCCGATGAAAATCTCTCTTGACCCGAGTACCCGAATCATGAGACAAATCGTCATCCTCGAAAAATTGTCACTGCGGCGAACAGCGTTATTGCTGATCGCATCGGTTTTTTTCATCTCGCATTCAGCGTTCGCGTGTTTTTGTCCTAGCGATAATGCTGGTGGCGCTGATCAATGCTCTGTTCGCGAATGCTTTTGCAGGGCGTTGGGGGAGAAGAATTGTTCTGCGCCTAATTCAGGTGAATTGACTGGCGAACTTCACCAGAAAATTCCAGTAGTGAGTTTATCTTCCGCAAGCGCCATCATTACTGGAACTTTTGATACCTACGATTGCGTCGACTATCAGGGAAAGCCGGTAAAATTCCAGCGATACTTCGAATTAAAAACTGGCATTCATCCTGAATACAATCACGGCGCATGGGATCATCGATATGGCGAGGAAATAGCCACCGGTCTTGATCGTCTAGCCGGCGTAACCGCTGATTATCAGACATGCATCGCTAATTACGTGATCCAGAAATCAGGTCTAAAGTAGGCCAAAATAGATGGCCAAAAAGAAAAAAACCGGCGGGCGCAAGAAGGGAACGCCGAACAAGGTAAGCGGCGAGCTCAAGGATATGATCCGCGATGCGCTGGATAAGGCCGGCGGCGTCGCATATCTTACAAAGCAGGCAAAGGCCAAGCCCGTCGCATTTCTTGCGCTGGTGGGCAAACTGCTGCCTCTGACAATCGCGGGCGACCGTAAAAACCCGCTCAATATGCCAGACATTCAAATCACCTTTTCCAGGGAACCTCAGAAACCGATTGTGATCGACCATGCTGGCTCCGGCGAAACCAAGGATCAGCTTGGTGATCCCGCCGGCATACGAGGGGCTTTACCGGCCCCACCGGTACAAGGTTCGTAAGGGCGGACGCGGCAGCGCAAAATCTTGGAACTTCGCAGAATGCGCCGTTCTTACTGGTTATCGCGATGCGCACCGCATCATGTGTGTGCGCGAGTATCAGAACTCTATCAGCGACAGCGTACACCGGCTTCTGTGTGACCAGATAGAGCGGCTTAATCTCGGCCTGTGGTTCGACGTAACGCAGACCAGCATAAGATGCCCATATAACGGCACCGAGTTTCTGTTTAAGGGCATGCGCCAGAATGCCATGGAGGTCAAATCGACCGAGGGCATCACGCGCTGTTGGTACGAAGAAGCGCAGAAAGCTTCGCAAGAATCTCTCGACATCCTCATACCGACAATCCGCGCGCCCGATTCCGAGTTGTGGTTCAGCTACAACCCGATGGAAGAAGACGATCCGGTCGATAAGATATTCGTCAAGAACACGCCGCCGGATTGCGATATCGAGCACGTTACGTTTCGCGATAATCCCTATTTCCCCGAAGTGCTCCGCAAGGAAATGGAGCATCTCAAGGCAACTGATCCAGTTGCTTATGAGCATGTGTGGGAAGGCGGGTATCTCCGCATTGGCGAGGCGGTAATCTTCGTCAAGCGCGTGAGCGTCGAAGATTTTCCTGAGCCGCCGTACGGAACACGGTTCTATTACGGTGCCGACTGGGGTTTTGCCAACGATCCGACAGCGCTCATTCGCTTCTGGATCGACAAGGAAGTTCTCTACATCGATTACGAGGCTTTCGGACATGGGGTCGAGCTCGACGAGACTGCTCAGCTTTTTGACAGCGTACCTGAGGCTCGGAAGTGGCCGATCAAAGCGGATTGCGCGCGGCCTGAGACAATCAGCTACGTGCGACGGCAAGGCTTCAACATCACAGCAGCCGAAAAGTGGAAAGGCAGCGTCGAAGACGGTATTGCGCATCTCAAGGCGTACAAGAAAATCGTAATTCATCCGCGCTGCGTGAATATGCAGCGTGAGGCGAGGCTCTACAGTTACAAGGTTGATCGCGTCACCAAAGAAATTCTGCCGATTGTTGTCGACGCCAACAATCACGGCTGGGACGCAGTGCGCTATGGCCTCGATGGCGTGATCCAGCGCCGCGGTGGCGTTCACCAATGGGCAAATCTCAACAAGTAGGTTGCCACGAATGACGACCATCGCTGAAGACTTGGCGGAACTTCAGGTTGCCGTCAGCTACATGATGCAGCAGAAATCGCGCCTCAGCGATATATGCACAGACGTTGCGCAAATGGCCGACGCTCTTGGCAAGAGGATTGTGAAAGAACATCCTGAGTTGGCTGGAACCATCCAGCCGACGATCGATGGCATGAACTCGGCTCTGGCGAAAATGACTGGTGGATTGCAATAATGCCGCGTAAATCGATTGCCGGCGTTGCCCGCAAGGCCCAAAGCGAAAGCAAAAAATTCCTTGATGCTCGCGCACAGGCCTATGATGGCTTCACCAACTTCATCGCACGCTTGGGTTTCGGCGCCAATAACCAGAACTCAGCCTCACACTACCGTTTCGATTACCTAACCCGTAATCGCACCGAGCTTGAGGCGGCATACCGCACGGCCTGGATGGTCGGTGCGGCAATCGATTATCCAGCCGAGGACATGACGCGTGAAGGCGTCGATTTCAAGGGTGAGATCGATCCCAAAAATATTCAGACTCTTCAGGCCAAGATCACCGAGTTAAAAATCTGGCACAGCATCTGTGAGGCGATCAAATGGTCGCGTCTATTCGGCGGCGCCATATGCGTTATGCTGATCGACGGCCAGGACGTTTCAAAGCCTCTGCGGCCGGAGACGGTAGGCCGCAATCAATTCAAGGGCCTTCTCGTCCTCGATCGCTGGTTGGTTCAACCGCAGCTGACGAACCTCATTACCGATCTTGGGCCTGAGATTGGCCTGCCAAAATATTACGATGTGGTTGCTGACAGCCGAGCGCTGGCTGCTATGCATATCCATCACTCGCGCGTGCTTCGGTTCGAAGGGCTGGATCTGCCCTATTACCAGAAGCTGGTCGAGATGATGTGGGGCCAATCGGTCATCGAGCGCATCAAGGATCGCCTGGTTGCCTTCGACAGCGCCACCGTCGGTGCCGCGCAACTGGTCTACAAGGCGCATCTGCGCACGATCAAGATCGAAGGCTTGCGCGATATTATCGGCACCGGTGGCCCTGCCTACGAAGCGCTGTTTAAGTTCATGGAGACTATCCGGGTTACGCAGAGCAATGAAGGCCTGACTCTTCTCGACAAGAACGACGATTTCGAAGTCAACCAATACACTTTCTCGGGTCTCTCCGACATCATCTTGCAGTTCGGCCAGCAATTGTCCGGCGCTTTGCAGATCCCGCTTGTGCGCCTCTTCGGCCAATCGCCGGCTGGCATGAACAGCACCGGCGAGAGTGATCTGCGCACCTATTACGACAACATCAATAAGACACAAGAGACAATGCTGCGGCCGATCCTAAATCGGCTGCTTGAGGTGATGCACCGCTCGGTGATCGGCGACGAGTTGCCGGAGGATTTCAATTACAAATTCCGGCCTCTGTGGCAGCTGAAGGAAGAGGAAAAGGCGGATATCGCGAACAAAGACGCTGATACGCAAACGAAGCTGCTCGATGCAGGACTTATCAGTCCGGCCACGGCCCTCAAGGAATTGCGCCAAGCGGGCGAAGTCTCGAACCGGTTCAGCAATATCACCGATAAGGACATCGCGGACGCGGATCAAGAGCCGCCGAAAGGCGAGGGGGTCGGCAGTGACGAACCTGACGGGAATGACGGCGACGAGCACGAGACAGACTAAGCATGGCCTGATCGCGTGCCCGGAATGCTGCGCGTCTTGTCTCAGTTGGAACATGATTTGTTGGCGCTGCGGGGCTGATCTCGATGAAGAAAGAGAAATCTCCGTTCGAGAAGACGAAAGCGGCCGAAGCCAATTATGCGCGTGATTTGCGCCGCGTAGCGCGCGAAATAGGTTACATCATCCAGCGCTTTGGATCGCTTGATCTGACGCGGTTTCCGCTCTTG